TTAAATTTAATGAAATATATATATATATATATGAGTGCAGATGAATGTATTGAACTTAAAAACATAAAATATAAAACTATGCTTTTAAGTCCGCATACAGCAGATAGTAAAACACAAGAAAATATTAGTGATCTAGATGAATTAATTAAAAAAGACAAACTTAATAGTGATAAATTACCATGGAGTAAATTAAATAAAACGATGAAAATTAATAAAATAAATAGTTTTATAGATGATTATTCAAAACAACATAAAATGAATGATAAAGAAAAAGAGGATTTACAAAAATTGTTGCAAGATTCACTAAATAAAAAATTATTGCAAAAAGCTAAAGACGTGGTTTATGACAAAAGTGATGGCACGATTAAGACTATACCTAATCTAATGTTTAATAAAGTTTCAAGAAAACATACTATTAAAAATGCCGAAAGAAAGGTTTCGGCTTTAAAATCGCTAGCACCAAAAAAGAAAACTGTTAAAAATAAAAGCGATACAAATAAAAGTAAAGATATTAAAAAATAATTAAATTGATTACAATTAAAAGACAATATATATAATAATATATGTTGAACTATGACAATATTCTAATTGAAAAAGTAGATGAAATATTGCATCAATATGTTGAAAATAATCTGTTAAAATTCTATAAATCAAGTTTTAGTAAAGATTTAATAAATCATATAAAATCAACATTAGATATCACAAAATTAGATAAAAAAGAAGTAAAATATTTTATGAAACATATAAATACAGTTTTAAATAATTATTATAAAAATAAGATGCCATGTAGGTCACATAAAAACAATCGTTCTAAGTATATTCCAGATATAGATAAAGTTAACGAGAAAATATCTATAATAAGAAATATTCCTCAACCACCACAACGGACAGAAGAGTGGTATAGATTTAGATATAATTTGATTACAGCAAGTAATGCATACAAATGTTTAGGTACAGATTCAAAGAAAAATGAAATAATCTGTGAAAAATGTAAAGATTTTGTCATGCATAGTGGTGGTTTTGAAGATTTGGATGGTCCGCTACATTGGGGTGTAAAATATGAACCTTTGTCAGTAATGTATTATGAGTATTATTACAATACAAATGTAGAAGATTTTGGTTGTATACAACATCAAAAGTATAAATTTTTGGGAGCATCTCCAGATGGAATAAATGTGGATCCTAGTTCAAATTTGTATGGAAGAATGCTAGAAATTAAAAATCCAAAATCAAGAGAGATAACAGGAATACCTAAAGATGAGTATTGGGTACAAATGCAACTTCAAATGGAAGTATGTGATTTAAACTATTGTGATTTTTTAGAAACTAAATTTATTGAGTACGAAAATAGTAAAGACTTCTATAATGATGGCTCTTTTAACGAAAGTAAAGATGGTACATATAAAGGAATATTTTTACACTTTATTAAAGATAATAAATCTTACTATTTTTATCCACCTTTTGCTTGTGGTAAAAGAGTATTTGATAAATGGGAAGAAGATACATTAGATAGAAAAGATTATGAGGGTTATGAATGGATGCAAAACATCTATTGGAAATTGGAAAAAGTCAGTAATATTTTAGTTTTACGCAATAAATCATGGCTTGCTAAAGCTATACCAGAAATTGAAAAAACTTGGAATATTATAGAAAAAGAAAGATCGGATAAATCGTGGGATAAAAGAAAAGCAAAAAAAAATAAAGAAAGACCTAAAAAAACAAAATCCTTTCCTATAATTATTAATGTTGATATATAATATATGAAATTGCCTCCATATTGTTATATAACATCATGGATAATTTTAATTCAAGGTATTATTGCATATACATATATACCAAATGAACTTACATTAGCACATATTCTTATGGGTTTAACATCGGTTATACATCATAATAGAAGAGATAAATACTATTATTATGATATAATTAGATTTACAGATATACTAGCAGTATATACTTTTTTTTATTTATTTTACTATCATTTTGGATATTATATATCTTTATTTATATTTTTATTCTATTATATTTTTAGTTTTATAATATATTTATTATCTGTTAAGCTAAAAGATTATAGGGTTACATTGATAGCACATTGTAGTTTTCATTTATATTTTATAGTTACAATACCTAAATTCTATAGTTTATTACTTCGATGATTCAACTAGTTTTTTTTTAGTTCCAGGTGGTTTATATCCTAATAAACATAATACTATTCCAACTGATAATATTCCCATCGTAGCCAAAGCCATTTTGTTGTATTTTTTATTATTAAGCATATATAATACTATTAATATTATAATTTTAATCTATTTAAAATTATAATATTGTAAAGTATATAATTATGGATGACGATATGTATGTCATTAAAAGACACGGAAAAAAAGAAGCTATATCGTTTGATAAGATACTAAAAAGAGTTAAAAAATTAGGAGAAGAAGTTGGTATTAATTTAAATTATACATCTCTTGTTATGAGAATTATCGAACAGCTTTATGATGGTATAGAAACTAAAAAGATAGATGAACTTACAGCACAACATTGTGCAAGTCAAATCACAATACATCCAGATTATGGAACATTGGCGAGTAGAGTTGTTGTATCAAACAATCATAAAAATACCCTTAATAGTTTCTCTAAAACAATGGAATTATTATATAATTATTTTGATAAAAAAACAAATAATACTAAGCCTCTGTTATCTGAAGTTTTTTATAACAATGTATTAAAAAATGCTGCAAAGTATGATGAAATGATAAATTATAGTAGAGATTTTGATATAGATTATTTTGGATTTAAGACACTTGAAAGAGCATATTTAATGAGTATTGATAAACTAGTTGTAGAAAGACCACAACATATGTGGATGAGAGTTGCTATTTGTTTACATGGTGAAAATTTAGAAGCAGTAAAAGAAACATATGAACTTATGTCTCAAAAATATTTTACACATGCAACACCTACATTATTTAATGCTGGTACTCCAAGACCACAATTGAGTTCATGTTATTTAATTGGAATGGAAGAAGATAGTATTGAGGGTATTTACAATACATTGAAAGATTGTGCGTTAATATCCAAGTATGCTGGAGGAATAGGATTACATATACATAATGTGCGTGCTGCTGGATCACATATTCATGGTACAAATGGTACTAGTAGTGGTATTATTCCTATGTTAAGAAATTTTAATGAAACAGCAAGATATGTGGATCAAGGTGGTTCAAAGAGAAATGGTTCTTTTGCAATATATTTATCTCCAGATCATGGTGATATCGAAGCTTGGTTAGATTTAAAAAAAAATACTGGAGATGAGAATGCTAGAGCACGCGATTTATTCTATGGTTTATGGGTTCCAGATTTGTTTATGGAAAGAGTTAAAAGTGATGATATGTGGTCATTGTTTTGTCCAAATACATGTCCAAAATTAAGTGAATTATGTGGTGAAGAATATAAAGAATATTATATAGAATGTGAAAAATCTGGTAAAGCAATTAAACAAATAAAAGCTCGTGATCTTTGGTTTAAAATATTAGATGCACAAATGGAAACTGGTACGCCATATCTTTTATATAAAGATTCGGCGAATAAAAAGTCTAACCAACAAAATTTGGGTACTATTAAAAGTTCAAATCTTTGTGTAGAAATTATAGAGTATAGTGATAAAAACGAAACAGCAGTATGTAATTTAGCTAGTATAGCATTATCTATGTTTGTAAATATAGATAAATCTTTTAATTATGATAAATTACTTGAAGTTACAAAAGTTGTAACGAGGAATTTAAATAACATAATAGATATTAATTATTACCCTACCGAAAAAACACGTAGAAGTAATATGAGACATAGACCTATAGGTATAGGTGTGCAAGGTTTAGCTGATGCTTTTATATTGATGGATATACCATATCATAGTGCAGAAGCAAGTGAAACCAATAAGAAAATATTCGAAACAATTTATTATGGCGCAATGGAAGAGAGTATAGAATTGGCTAAGAAACATGGAAAATATGAAACTTTTGATGGTTCTCCTTTATCAACCGGTAAATTTCAGTTTGATTTATGGAATGTAAAACCTAGCGATCGATATGATTGGAAAAAACTTAGAAAGGATGTTATAAAACATGGAGCAAGAAATTCGCTATTGTTGGCCCCAATGCCGACTGCGTCAACATCACAAATATTGGGAAACAATGAATGTTTTGAACCTTTTACAAGTAATATATATACAAGAAGAACACTTGCGGGAGAGTTTATAATAATTAACAAACATTTAATTAGGGAATTGATAGAATTAGGTGTTTGGAGCGAGGATGTAAAACAAAATATTATAGCAAATAAAGGAAGTATACAAGAATTGAATGGTTTATCGCAACACATTAAAGATAAATATAAAATAGTGTGGGAAATTCCGATGAAACACCTGATAAATATGTCAAAAGACAGAGGCGCGTTTGTTTGTCAAAGCCAAAGTTTGAATTTGTGGGTAGAAGAACCTAATTACAAAATTTTAACATCAATGCATTTTTATAGTTGGGAACAAGGGTTAAAATCTGGTATTTACTACCTTAGAAGAAAGCCGCGTCATCAACCACAGCAATTTACCATTCAACCAAAGAACACCTCTTCACAAGAAGAGGGTCCTTGTGAAATGTGTTCGGCATAGATAATATTAATAAACTATATAAATATACATTATTATATCAATAATAATGTATATTCCAATAGTATATAATCCTTTTATATTTACAATTGCACCCATTTTATACATTAATTATATAATTAATAATATTAAACAAATAAAGTATAATCAGGATGCAAATATCATTAACAATGATACAAACATCATTAATTATGTACGTTTGTATAACATACTACAAATTATATTATGTTCTTACATGACTTATGGATTATATCCTGTAATATCACAAGGGATATATAATCCATTTGGAATTAACATAGAATATACTAACAGATTGGAATGGTTTACAACAATACATTATTTATCTAAATATTTTGATTGGATTGATACTTATATAATAATTAAAAGGAAAAAAACATATCAATTATCATTATTACATGTATATCACCATAGTTCTATAGTTGCTGTTTGGGGATTCATGTTGTTCAATGGACATGGTAATGGCACCGTTACATTTGGTGCTTGGATAAATTCATTAACACATACTTTAATGTATTCACATTATTTATTAACATCTTTTAAAATTAAAAATCCTTTTAAAAAATTATTAACTATGTGGCAAATAACACAATTTTATATGTGTTTAATTCATGGTATAATAATAATATTTATTTATCCATCATGGGAGACATACTTACCTAATAAATATGCATGGTTATGTGTATCATATCAATCATCGTTAATTATATTATTTACAAATTATATGAATTATGTGCCTAATTATTTAAAAATAAATAATTAAATAATATATGATTGTAGTTGATAATATAAGTTATGATTTATCTAAGTTTGAACACCCAGGTGGTAATGATATTATTGAATTGTTTTCAAAACATGATAATGATTTAACTATGGCTTTTGTATCGAATCATAGTAGAACATTTCCACATAATAAATATAAATTATATAGAATATCTAATTATGATAATAAATTAACTAATGAAATAATTAATAAATCACAAGAATCTTACAGTAATTATTTAGAATTAATACAAGTTGTAAAAGACTCTAAAATAACATCTAAACCTAAATTTCATTATTGGATTAAATTATTTTTATTATTGTTTTCAAATTTTTACATAAATTACTATCTACATTTTATTAAATGGTCTTTTAAATTATCCTTAATATTGGCTTACATAAATGCATTAATCGGATTAAATATACAACATGATGCAAATCATGGTTCATTGTCTAATAGTAAAACTATAAATACAATATTTGGTTTAACTCAAAATCTAATAGGTGGAAGCAGAAAAGCATGGATTACACAGCATATGGTTAAACATCATATATATACTAATATATTAGGTAAAGATCCTGATACAGATGGAAAAGAAATTATTAGACTAAATAAATACTCTAATAAATATTCATTTCAATGTTTTCAGCATATATATACATTGATAGGTATTCCTCTATTTTCCTATCAAATACTTATAATAGAAACATATGAATGTTTAAAAAATAGATATATTTTCGATTTTATTAGCAAATGTTTATTCATTTATTTAAATATTATTAAACCATTTGATTACACAATTATAGGCTTAGTTAAAACACAGATACCTATAATGATTACTGGAGGATATTTAGCTTTATTTTTTATATTAAGTCATAACTATCAAGATGTTAAAAATAGTAATAAAAATACAGAAACATCATTTTTAAATAATCAATTACTGACTTCATCAAATTTTAAATCTAATATTTTAACACATCTAAATGGTGGATTAAATTATCAAATAGAACATCATTTATTCCCAAGATATCATCACACAAAATATAAAGAGCTTTCTATAATAGTTAAAAAATATGCGCTTAAAAAAAAATATATATATACTGAATTTAATAGTTTTTACGACAATCTTAAGAGCACTATTTTACATCTAATTAATTTAGGAAAACAATAATATTATATTTATATAATATAATGTTTGTCAAAATATTAAAACTTATATTAATTTTAGGAATAAACGGATTTTCTACTAATAAGTCTATGTGTAGACGAAAAGCCATCACAGCATCTACTGCACTAACTACTACTGCTATATCATTACCTGTTAAAGCTGATGAGCAGCCAAAAGAACATTCGGTTGTAGAGCCTTTATCGTTACATTTCTATGGAGCAGTAACTGACGAATCATGCATGCAATTAACGATGGCGTTAAGTGACTTAGATATAAAAGCAAAACATCAGAAGGTTATATATCCTGACTTAAATCCATTTATTTCATTACATATACAAAGTGGTGGAGGCGCGTTGATGCCTACTTTTTTTGTATGTGATACTATTAAAAACTTAGATACACCTGTATTTGTTTATATTGATGGATTTGCGGCATCAGCTGCATCACTTATGGTTGTATCTGGTAAAAAAAGATTTATGACAAGAAATTCTGCTATGTTGATTCATCAACTAACTGGTGCTACATCAGGAAAATTTAATGAATTAAAAGATGAAATGACTAACTTGAATTTTTTTATGAATAAAGTTAAAAATATTTATCTTGAAAATACTAAATTAAATTCATCTGTTCTGGATAATTTGTTATCTAGCGATATTTGGTTAGATGCCGAAACATGTTTAGCTTATGGTTTAGTAGATAAAATAATCTAAGTTATGTATATATGTCTAGATCTAAACCGCTATCAGAATGTAGACCGAAAAGTCTAGCTACTCCTCGTTATGTGTTACATGGAGCAATAGTTTTACATGAAGAACTTGAAGTATGTAATAAAAAATTAGATAAATATAAAAATATATTGTATGATAAGGAAAAGAAAATAAGTAAATTAACTGATAAAATTTTAGAATTGAATGATAAAATCAGAGAAAAAACTACTGAAGTATCAATACATCGTGATATGCTTAACAGCAAATTTAATGATATGTGGGCAATGTCAACAAGAAGGACGGGTTTTGGAACTAGACGTGGAAAAAAGAGAAAAATGCGTAGAACTAGACGTGGAAAAAAGAGAAAAATGCGTAGAACTAAAAGAAGATAATTAAACCAAATATAACCCTGATATTATTAATGCAATTCCTATTCCTTTCTTCATACTAATTTCTTCTTTATAAATTAGTGTACTGAGTATCGTAGTTAGAATTATAGGTATTGCATAAGTATAAGTAACATTTTTTGTTAAATTTTCGCATTTAGTTGTGGATAAAACAAATAATAATGTTCCTGACGAACCAATAGAAAAACCTGAAAGCAAATATTTTAATGCATTAAAATTATCGTTTTTTTTATAATAAATACCAGCTCTTTTATATAAGATTGGACTTATAGACCAAAGTATAGAAATAAATATTAAATATGGTAAACACTTATCCATTTATAAATACTAACAACATTTTTTATATAATGCATTAAAATTATTATTAATTTTACATAAATCATTATTAAATTTCATATAATAATAACATCTCAAGCAAACCAATATATCATTAAATGAATTGTGTAAATTATTTGGTTCTACATTAAACAATTTAATATGTGTCTCTTTTAAGGATGGATATTTAATATAAAATCCTCCCCTATTACTCTTTGCTTTTATGTTGCAAAGTTTTTTAGAATTTTTCATAGTACAATAATTATCGACAGATCTTATTTTATCAGATGAGATTGAATTTCTTAAGGATTCGGCTAATATCATATCAATATCAAACTCTATATTGTGTCCAACCAATAAATCACACTTTTCCAACGCAACATTAAATATATCTATTACATCTTTAATATCATAACCAGATTTTTGACTCATACTATTTGTAATACCATGAATATTTGAACTTTCTTCCGAAATAGATATATCTTTTGGAAGTCTAATAATAGAATCATATGTATTTATAATTTTATTTTTATCTGTATCATAAAGAATGTAACTTAATTGTACTATATAAGGCCACGTCAATATATTAGTTATGTTAGGTGGAACTCTAAATTGTGGCAAGCCCGTTGTTTCTGTATCAAAAACTAAAATGATCATAATATTTATTAATAATAAATTGATAATCTAAAATCAATTTATTATAATAAATTAAAAGTAAATTTATCTTTACAGATGTTATAAGTTTTCCTATGCATATCGGTTATACCATATTTTTCAATTCCTTCTATATGTTTTTTTGTACCATACCCCTTATTACTTCTAAGACCATAATATTCGTCTAAAATAGGATATTTATCACATAAATCCAGAATATACATGTCTCTTTCATATTTAGCCAGAATAGAAGCAGCTGCAATAGAACTATACTGATTGTCGCCACCTTTAATACAATAATAATCTAAAGGAATTATTTCATCATCATAATAATGTGTGAATGGTTTAAAATCGTTACCATCAACTAACAAAACTGCTTTAGGTAAATATAATTTACTTAGGACATTCTTTGCAGAATTATGCATGCAAGTTAAAACAGATTGTCTAATATTAATTTTATCAATAGTATTATTATCCTGAAAATCTACACTCCATGCAATGGAGTTATCCTTTATATATTGTGAAAGCTCTTTTAATTTTTTTAAACTTTTAATTTTCTTACTATCACACATTATTTCGTGTTTAAAACTATTATCCTTTGGTAAAATAACAGCGCTTGTATATACTCTTCCAAATAAAGGTCCTCTACCTGCTTCATCTATTCCTATTTCATGAATATCATTATTATTATTATAATATGGCTTAAGATTAGTCATTAATATAAATAATTGAATAATATTAATTTCAATTATTTAAATTTTTTCCATGTATAAATTATAATGAAAATTGAAAATAAAAATATATGCTTATTTATGATGTTTTTACTATTAGTAGTTTGTACTATGATTTTCAATAAATCTAGTATCGAAGGTCATGAGGATTTACACTATGATGCAAATGATGCAGGTGAAAATAATACAAAGGAAGTTTCACCTGTTCAAATAACTCCAGGATTTGAAGATTTATATCAATTAAAGACAGAAACATGGCCACCAGTATCAACTATACAAATTAAAGAAGTAGAAAAAGAAACAAAAGATGAATTAGTTGATGGAAAATGTCCACCATGTCCACCTTGTGGTAGATGCCCTGAGCCTTCTTTTGAATGTAAAAAAGTACCAAACTATAATGTAGATAATAAATATTTACCTAGACCTGTTCTTAATGATTTTAGTAATTTTTAATATTTAGTCTATTCTTTTTTTAATACATTTTTTATCTACTTCAAATGTACTACATCTGTTTTCTTGTGGTACTATTTTTAAAATACATTTAGCCTTTTTACCAACCAATGGCTCAGTACAGCCTTTTTCTTTTCGTCGTTTAAGTGTTTTTTTTTGCTTAAATATTTTTTTACTAATATCATCTTTCGTACATCTTGATCTAAAATGTTCATATCTTTCTCTTACATCATTATAACTTAATCCAGATTTTTTACCTAACATAGAATTAACTAACTCATGTAAATCATAAACATATTTTGAAAACGTTTCTCTATTTTTTAAATCACAATACCTTAAAGGTAATGTTTTAAAATTTTTATCTAAATTAATTCTACAATACTTACATGGTAATACATTTTTAAGATTTAAAATTAAATTTCTGTAATTTTTTTTATCTTCACATGAAGGATTAACTGGATAATTAAAACTCATAGTATGCAATACATGCCAATAACTTGGTCCCCAAATCGATGTAACCATCCCATCTCCACTATTAAATTCTTTTTTTTTAAATGTTTTTTTAATTTTTTTATTTTTTTTAAATGTTTTCATTATCTACTATAATATAATATAATATTTTATTTATCAATTCTATTACAAGGCAATTTAATATCATATTTCAAATATAATATTAGTTCATATAATTCAAAATCAGAATCTAATTTATTAATTTCAATATTTATTAACTTATTATCATATGTTCTTATA